TTTCTAGAAGAAGGGTCAGCTTACACCCAAATAACGCACCAAGTGGAAATACCTACTCGGCAACCCAATTCCCCCAAATGAATTTTGTTATAGCACGGCAACCGGCGTTTTTGTTACCGCATACTTTAAGACTTAATGGAAAGTTCAAATTAGTAAAAAGTGATGGAACATTACCAATTAATATTCCAAATGGTGCTGCTAGTGCAACTAATGGTTCAGCAGTAAATCCAAGAAATGGTATATCTAGTATTTTTGAAGAAATTGGTATTCAAACTTTAAATGGTCGTAATTTAGAAACAGTAAGAAGTTACAATCGTTATTTAGCATCTTCCAAACCATTTGTCAATAATTGTTTTGATATGAATAATGGATTAAATTTAGAAGATCCATTTATTGCATCAAAAAGTGTTTTAAATGCTAGAGTTGCTAATGTTGAAACTCATTTTAGTCTTCCTTTAGAAGTTGGTATGTTTGGTGATATGCCTTTGAATATTTCTGAAAAAGGATTTCACGGACTCCAGTTAAATCTATTGCTTACTGAAAATAGTGTTGTTAGCCAACCTTTTTTCCTTTACCAAAATGGTGTTGAATCAAATGTTCTCTCAACTGATACTTATCAATATGAATTAACTGATGTATTTTTAACTTTTGATTTAATTAAACCTAGTGAAGAATTTTTCAATAAATTACCATCATCTGGACAGATGAGTTTCAATACTATTCAATCGTTCCGCTCTACAATTTTAGCATCAGATACTACTACTAATCTACGATTTGGTTGTAAAAATGTCATCTCCGTTACTCATAGTTTCCTTCCCAATAGTCACGCTATCAATAGAGCCGTTAATAGTTTCAGACTCTCTCAATTGTCAAATAATGCAACTACAACAACTTTAGGATCAACAACTCCAATTCGTCAAGTCCAATATATGAGAGCAGGTGAATTATTCCCATATAATTATATTCTAGATTCGGAACAAGAAGGAATTGATGGAAATCCTCAAGCTATGATTGAAGAACCAGCACTCAATTCCGTAACATTATATGATAATCGTCATTCATCATTGAACCCGATGAGTAATGTAGGAATAAATAATCAAGGAGGATTTGCGGGGGCTAATCAAGTTAAAGGTCTTCCGGAAACTATGTCTCTAGATCCCGAATCTACATTTATTTTAGGAGTTCCTATGGATAGTCAAAAACACGGAGCAAACTTTAAAGATCGTGAATATGCAATTAGAATTCAGTCTGGTCTAGATAATACCGTTGCAAATAATTTATATACTTTTGTAAGATGCAGAAATGTTGCCCAATATTCACCCACTGGTGTTAATGTAATTGAATAAATACAAAAATTAAAAGATTATATTATTATAAAAAAAATATTTTATTAATAATATATAAATGGAGAATCCAAAAGACAACATTCTTGGAAGAACCGAAGATATCCCCGCTACTATGCGAGTTGAATCTTCAACTCTAGAACCCATCACCATAACTGATACACACGCTAGATTTGTATTTGAAAATAAAGGTATTTTATCTAGGGATACTGTTTTACAATTTCAATTGACCCAAAGCGGAACTGAATCTGTTTTCCTTCCAATTGGTTGTGGAATTTACTCACTAATCAAAAGGGCAACCCTTCGTGTTGGTGCAAAGCGTATTACAGAAATTTCTGATTTAGCATTTTACAGAACAATGACTCATTCATACAATACGCCATCGTATCGTGCTAATTATTTAAGATTTATGAAAGGTATAAATAATACTTTAGTTCCAACTCAAGTTAATGCATCTACTGCATCTGCTGCTCAAGTTGATGGTGGTAAATTACAGCCTACAGGAGTTGATGTAGCAATTAATCAGTTAAGACCTGAAGTATCTGATCTACCTAAAACAATGGCTCTTACACAATCTGCTGATACTACACCTTGTTGGTCAATCTATTTAAGAGAATTATTCCCAATTCTTGATAGTATAGAATTACCACTATTTTTAATGAATGAAGAAGTAGCAGTTGATTTAGAATTCAATCAACAAACAACAGGTGTTGATGGTATAGTAAAAGGAACAGGAACTATTGCTTGTTCAGAAGCTAGTGGTGCTAATCCACCTGTTTTACAAAATCCAACTATAAGTTTAGTAAAAGATTCTTGCTTAATGTTTGTTGATACAATTTATTATGCTAACGAGAGAATGGAAGATATTGACCGGAAATTAGATGCTACAAAAGGTATGAGCCTAAAATATACTGATGTAATCAATCAAGTCAGTTCTATGGGACAAAACGCTGCTATGGCTGCGGGAACTCTTAAAAATAGTCCAGTTGTTCATCAAATTCCTTTAAGTGGTTATGCTGTTAAAAACATATTCTGGTGCTATAACGCTGCTGATAGAACTAGTCTAAAAACAGGTGGTAATGTTACATTAAGCCCAAGATTTTACAATCCATTTTATGGAAAATATGCTCTAATGAGTCCTCCAAAATCTAGTCAGTGGGATTTACGGGTTAATGATCTTCTTCATTTCCCTGAACCAATTTCTAATCCAGCATTAAAAGCAAATGAGGCTCGTCAAGTTTATAATTCACCTGTATATCTTCATAATGCTCTTTATTCTCGTGATACATTCACTGCAAAAACTGCGGATTTCAAAAATCAAGCAGATGCTATGCCGTTTAGTAGTTCTGTCCTTGATATAGCTGATGGTGGAACTTACAGACTTTATGGTGGTTTAGATGCACAAGAATTAGCAGGTAACCAACATTTTGCTGCTGTCAATCTTTCAACTATGCCTGGCGATGCCAACGATGATTCTATTTACATTAATCAAAAACCAATTGAAGTTATCCATCGTGCTTTTGAAGTAAATGATGAAACTAACTTTAGATACAATGCACTTTACTTTAGTGAAGTAGTCAAAAACTTTGCACTCAAAAATGGAAATGTTATGTTATTTCAAGGACCTTCAGTAGTAATGGCTCAATAAAAAAATATTATTAAATAATATAAATGGGTCAAGTAATTTCGTATGTAAAAAGTTTCATAAGCAATGAAACCGATTTGAATAACAATGGTGTTCCTGACAGGGACGAAATTGTAAAATATGTTTTAGAACAATTAGATAAAAAAGAACTTAAAGAAAATGAGAAAAAATTAAAAAACAAGAAAAAGATATTCAAAAAATTATTAAAATAATAATTTAATAAAATTAATAATTATTAAATTATTAGGGAACATATTGTAATAAATTCAAAATTTAACGGAAACCACGATTATATCTAAATGATCTAGGTCTTAAACTATGATGAACACTAGTTACCTGTTCTTCTTCTCTTTTTGGAGCAACGGGTATAGCATCTTTCAATTCTTGTTCTTTTTCTTCTTTAAGTTCTTTTTCTTCCAAAAACTTTAGTAATTCATCATATTCTTTTTGACTAAAAGATATTTTTATTTTTTTATTTTCTTCATCTTCTCTCGCTTTATCTGCTTTTAGTTGTTCATAATAATTCATATTTTTCATAAATTTATCAAATCGTCTTAATTCTTGTTCTTCTTCAGTTAGTTCAACTTTTTTACCTTTTGGTTTTGGTTTTGGTTTAGGTTGTTCTATTTCTTCTTCTTCTTCTTCATCTTCAATTTCTGGTTCTTCTTCTATCTTATTTTCTTTTGCTTGTTTGTCTAGCATTCGTCTTCTTTCTATAGTTTCTCTCGCCTTTGCTCTGGCTTTGATTAGATGTTCTTTTTGTTTATTTGAGGAAACTTTTTTTTCCGCTTTGTGAAACACAGCCTCATCGGGTGGTAAAATGTCTAGGTCACTCATTTATATATACAATATATTTTTTTTTCTAAATAAAAACTTTACAAATTTATAAATTATTTTTTATACTCATCCCAAATTTTTTGATCAACTTTTCTAGCTGGACCACCAACTATAACAGATGCTAATCGGGCGTATTTCCATTGACTAGCAGTTACATTTGGTCTGCTACCACTATTACCATATGCTGCTAACCCTTTATCAAATATTTTATCAACACCAGTTTTTGAAATAATATTTTTATAAATAAAATCTAAATCAGTAATTTTTTTATTATATTTTTTCTCAAACTGAACAACATAACCACTCCTTTTAGTTGGATACTTTACTTTAGGTCGGTCTTCAAGAGTTCCAGATTTAATAGATTTTTCTTGTTTCTTTTTATCAGTTTTTGATAAAGAATCAGGCACATACTTTTTGTTCTTAATCATAATATAATTTAATAAAATAAAATATTTTATATTAGTATATTAAAATAATGGAAGCAGGTGCATCAGCCCGATTTTCAAATGCCTTACAAAGTTATGGAAATAATATAGCATCTTTGAAGAGTGCTTTAAATGAAGGAGTAGATATTAGAAGTAATACTAGATTACAAAATATTGCAAAAGAAAAAGCTCAATCACTACAATCAGCCTTTGTTAATAATTTAGTAAGTGATGAAAAACAAAGAGCTGTTGATGAGGCTCTTGGTTCATTAGGAATTCAATTAGGTTTAGCATATCCTGTTGTTAAAAAACTTAATGAAAAAGGAGCATTTGAACCAGCTAAAAGAGCAGGTAAAAGATTACTTGAAAAATTAAAAAGCAATCCAACATCAAGACTATCAGAAGTCAAACAAATACCTAAATCATTAAAACCAGTTGATACAAAATTACCAGCCCAAGATGTTAGAAATACTGAATTAAGAAGTTTAAAAAATATTAAACCTTCGGGACCGCAAGAAACTGAATTAACAGATTTGAATAAACCTGTAAATAATATTGTTAAACAATCTAGATCAACTCTTACTAGAACAGTAAGACAAGCAGGTAAATTTGGAGAAAAAATGAAAACACAACCTGGAAGAGTTGGTCAAGATTTTGAAAGTGACCCTGATCAAATTGGACCTAAATTATCTGAAAAAGCATTAGGTAAGCGACCAATATCTAGTTTAGACGAAGGTGCTAAAACAATAAAAAATCTTGGAAGATCTGCAAAAGAAATTGCAAAAAAAGGAGCATCATCTGCTGAAGATGCTGCTCGTGGTTTGGCTACACGAACCTCAACAACCGCTGCTACTGAAGCAGGAGAATCAGCAGTTGCTGGTGCATCGGAAGGTGCTGCTGAAGCTGGTGCTGTTGCTGCTGGAGAAACGGTGGCTGCTGGTGCTGCTGAAGCAACTATACTTGGAACTGCATCTGCTGCTCTTGGACCTTTATCGGTTTTGGCTGGATTAGGATTTGCAGGTTATGAATTATTTGAAGCATTTAAACATCACGACCACCCTAAACCACCACCACAACAGGCTGCTCTTAAAGTATCTCAAAAAGTTCAACCAAAGCATAGAACTCTTATGGTAGCACCATCTGCTAATGCTCAATTGTTACAAGCATCTAGTTCTTCATCAGTATAAATTAAGTAATAAAAATAAAATATTTTTTATTATTATATA